CGCCTGAAGCACTCACGGAATCGCCCGGTGTTCCGCGTCGGGTTACCAAACGCAATCCAGATGATCTCCGTGCCCTCGTCGGTCAGCGCCCCTTCGGCCACCTCCCACACCTTATCTGCGATGGCCGAAGCCTCGTCGAAGATCAAGACAATCCGCTTTCCCTTGTTGTGGAGTCCAGCAAAGGCTTCGGTGTTGTGCTCGCTCCACGGCGTAAAGTCCGTGCGCCAAGTCTTTGAGTGGTCAGGGTCTTTCGACGCGATGCTGGTCGCGTTAATGTCAAACCAGTGTGACGTGATGGCCAGACGCGCCCACTTTCCAACCTCAGGGCTGGTCTTGGTGCGAAGCTGGTTGTCGGTGTTGGCGGTAATCACCACCTTGCAGTCGTCGCAGGTGGATAGCGCCCAGTTCGTCACCATGCCGATGAACGCGGACTTCCCGATCCCGTGCCCGGAAGCGCGAGCCAGCATCATGGGCTGGAATCGCGTTTCCGGGTTTTTCAGGTGATCGCGGATCTGGGCAAACGCTTCGGACTGCCAAGCGCGCGGGCCATCGTACTCGGCAAGCTCGCCCTCTCCCCAGTCGTAAGCCAGTTCGGCCCACGTCAGCGGGTCGTCGGCGCAATCGGCGGCCAGCTCTACGATTTCCTGCTCAACATCGGACGGCGTCACTTCTTGCGGCTCCTGGCGCGGGCCAAGCGTTCGGCAAGGGCGGTATTGACGTTAAGGTCAATCTCCTGGCGGTCGCCGTACTTCTTGGGGAACCACTTGGCCAGCAGCTTCAGGCGCTGCTCCGCGCGGTTCTTCTGCCACGCCACATAACCCGAATCAACCTTGTCGCCGTGCTCGGTGTTGGTACGCTCCGGAGGCTCGTCAAGAATGTCCAGGGTCTGCTCGGCGATGGCGTCTGCCCCAAGTTCGCGCGCGCGCGCGATACGTCCGGCAAACGCATTGTCAATCGCCACCCACTCGTAAATCCTCTGCCACGATGGCATTCCGTCATCGCGACAAATCGACCGCAGAGTCTCACCGTCTGAAAGTCGCCGACAGATTTCGTCCTCGACTTGAGGAGTTCGCTTAGAAGGACGCGCCATAACCACCCCCAAATTGCCACACTGCACACTGCACACCGTTGGCGTTAATGTCTCGAATCCCTTTCACCGCGCGGCCTCCGTGGTGTGCGTGGCGCTGCCCATGATTAACTGTTCAAGCCACGGCGCACCGCCTTTACGCCTCACGATAGCCCGAGCGCGAAGGGACACGCGCACCCGCAGTTCAACCTTGTCGGTCTTTGCGCCCTTGATCTGCGGGCGCTCGACGATCATGCCCTTCTGCCCGCGGCGCCGGCCCTTGCAGATGTCCCTCACGCTCGATTTGCTGATCTTCCACTTGCGGGCCAGTTGGGCGTAGGAGCGCTTGGGGGCGTCCTCCGGGCCGCGGTCTTCCAGCAACTGATCCACCTCGGCGTCGGTCAGCACCGCTCGGCGGTGGCCCTCGCCGATGCGCTGGCCGCGCTCATTGACCATTGCTTTCATCACACCTCCTTAACTTCAATCCCATGCACCGACTTCATCAGGTGCCGCTTGATCCGATACGCCGCGGCTTTTGCCGTCGCTCCGCTCTTCACGTCCTCAACGATCCGCCGTCCCTGCTCGGAATAGACAAAATCGGCCACGTACTTCAGCGCGGGCTTGGTTCGCTTTTCGTCGGCGAATCGCACCGCCGGGGCAAGTTCAAACGCCACTTGAAGCGACAGGTTTTCGATCACGCCTTTCTGCTCTAGATAGCGCAGCTCCTGGTATCTCCGAGCTTCCTTTTTCGAGTCAAACCTGTGGCCATCGATGATTGTGGGCTGGTTGTGGTACTTGGTGCGGGTCACTTCGTCGCCTCCTTCGCCACGTCCTTACCCCACTTCTCCGACACCTCGCGCCGGGCCATAGCCTCAGCGGTCACTCGCTGCAGCCGGCCGTCAAACTCAATGATCGCCGCGCGCTCTTGGTAGTGCTCTGCGGCGGATTCGATTTCAGCCGTTTTGAGCGATTTTTCTACCTCGGTGCTATGGTTTCCTATCGGAGCCTGTTTAGACGCAGCCACGGCCCGATTTTGGGCCTCTGCGTCGATTTCTGATTGATTCACTCGATCCACTTTCCATCCTCTCCGCGGTTTCCCGCTTTCCACTGCCGTTCGGCCTCGGCTTTCAGGGCCTCGTAGTTCGCCGCCTTTCGCATGGCCTCGATTGCGTCCGCGTTGCGCTCGACTCGCCAGCGGATGAGCTGGCGCACGAGGCAGCGGCGCATGTGCTCGTGCATGTCGGCGGTCATGCCGCTTCGGCTTCGTGCCGCGGCGCGCAGGTGCGGCCCTTGCCCTCGCCTGCCCAGACCTCGCCCAAGGCGTCGCTGGCCATCTCGATCTGCTGGTAGGTCAGCGCCTCGCCGGACAGGAAGCGGGCGCGGAGCGTTTCGGCCCACCACTTGCCCGGCGGCTTGGCGGCGAATGCGCCGCCGGCCATCTGCTCGGCGGCCTTCTGGCGCTCTGCGATCTGCTCGGCGGTCAGGCCCGGCGCCGGAAGCGCCTTGTGCTTCGGCTGCGGGCAGTTGCTCCGGCAGAGCTCCACGAACTCCGGCAGGGTCGGCGGATGCTTCGGCAGCGCGTCGAGCACGCGGCGGATCGCGTCGGGGCGCTCGGCAAACCCGGCGAGCCGTTCCGCCCACAGCGCCATCGCGTTCTGCAGCCCCACGTCGTCGCCGTTCGTGTCGGCCTGCCCGCTGCGCCACATGTCGAGGAACCGGGTGCCGTAGTTGCCCTGCAGCTCAGCGAAGAGCTTTCGCACCCAGCCCATCGGTAGCGGCTGGCGTAACGTCGATTGTCCTGCGCTCATGTCCATCGGTTGCTCCTACTGGCCCGGGGGCGAAGATCGCTTTTCCTGCGGCGCTGCGTTGTTCGGAAAGGGTTTGGGGTTGTCGTCGGCCTGGCGGCGATCCTCTCGGCAGCGTGGCCACGTTCGCAGCCTCTCGCCTTCGCCCTTCTGCCACGGCCAGCACCCAGGCAATGCCCTTGCCCTTGGCGCGCTCTTCGCGGGCGACCTCGCCGATTTCGTTGGAGGTGATGCCGGCGGCCAGCAGGGCCAGCAGCTTGGGATGTGACGGATTGACGCCTTGGATTCCGGCGGCGCGCATCTGGAGGCAGGCAGAACCGGCGTCCGTGACCTGAGGGGCAAGCGAGTCTGGGGGGGGATCGCCCAACACTGATTCAGCTTTGCTCTTCTCTCTCTGGAGGGAATCAGGAATCAGAGAATCAGGAATCAGAGAATCAGGAATCAGAGGGACATAGTGCTCACGCTTCGACTCGACTTCGACTCGACTTCGACTCGATGTCGAAAACTCAGAAGAAAGTTTGTTGCCTTTCTTTGTGTTGCACGGCAGGCACAGCACCTGCAGGTTGTCGTCATCGCTTGTTCCGCCCTTCGACACAGGCACGACGTGGTCAATGCACAAATGCTCCGTCGATCCGCACGACATGCACTTGTTCCCATCCCTTTCGAGAATCCGCGCCCTTTGCGTGCGAGTAACGCCGTTGGCAACAATCTTGTTATCGGCTCCAGGCGGCGGCGGAATCTCGCTAGCCTTTTCGCGATAGTGAGGATCTTGGTGTTTAACGAAGTTGATGATCTCGATATACCGGGCGCCATCTACTTCGTACCTAAGAATGAACCCGCCAGAACAGAGTTGATTCAACATCGAATCGACGTTGAAATCATCAGCCGGATATATCTCCATCTTGATCCGCTTCGGGCGATCCTCAAGGCGCCCCTCCCTATCAGCGAGGGTCCATAACCCAATGAAGAGAAGTCGCGTTTCAACCGGGAGTTCGACAAGAGTCTCGTTCTTAAAAAACGCAGGCTTGATGTTGCGTGCGCGGGCCATCAGGCGGACCTCCTGATTTCTTCTGTGTGGCGCTGGATGCGTCGGCCGATCCACTGCACACAGGGGACGGCCCAGCTGTTGCCCAGCGCCTTGTAACGCGGGCCGGCCGGGCATTGGCTGGCCGGCTTGTTGCGCCACGGGATGCGGGTGTAGCCGCGAGGGAACCCCATAAGCGCCTCACACTCCTCTGGCATGAGACGGCGGACCTGGCTTGCTGGGGTGAGGATGTTTCGCTCTTGCGCCCGACCTCCTCCGTTCGGGGCGGTAAGTGCGTAGGCGACTTCCCCGCCGATCTCAAGCGAAACTCCATCGCCGCGCCCTCGCTCTTGGAAAGCAATAGCTGGCGGATGCGCCACCGCCGCAAGCGGATGGCACGGATCGCCCGGCTGCGGGTTGCTGCGGTTCTCGGCGCTGGTGATTTGGGTCGTGTCGAAGGCCAGCACGTTCTCGCCACCGTTGTTCCGGCCGAGCGCGAAAGCGGTGTCGGTGCTCACGCACGGGTCTTGCGTTCCGTGCACAATCGTTGGCTGCACCAGGAACGTCTCCGTCTCGAAATCCATCCGACCGCTGGCGCTGGCGCTGGCGCTGGCGCATGCGTTGCGGGCGGTCGCTACGTCGATGGGGCCGGCGGTGTTATTGCCGCCGAAGGCAAGCGGCACAAGCACATGCGGCTTGTCTCCGCCTCCAGAAGAAGCCCGGAGGCAGTTCTGCAGGTCGTCGCCTAACTCTGCTGTTCCTCCACCCTCTCGACCGCGGAGAGCAACGCTGAATGCAGCCCCGCCGGCAGAACTTTCCCCCGCGCTTCGGCTCGGCGCAGAATCCCGGCGCACGCCGTCCCACTCAAAAAGAACTCGGGCGGGATCGAACCCTTCTCGAGCACTTGCGACAACGAACACACGGCGGCGTCGTTGGGCCAATCCGAAATATTGGGCGTCCAAGGTCCGCCAGGCGATTGCCCGCGCGGGTCCATAGACAGCACCAGCGTTCGCCCACCGGCCCCCTGGCGGCTCCAGCGGGTCATCTTCTCCGGCAAGCCCAGCCAAAAAGCACCCGAAGGCGTTGTCTTTCGTGGAGAGGACGCCGGGGACGTTTTCCCAGAGGACAACGGCGGGGGGCTCGCCTCGGCGGGCTCGAACATGGTCAATTGCATCTGCGATTTCCACGAATTTGAGGGTCAGGTTCCCGCGCTCGTCCGAGAGGGATTCGCGCAGGCCGGCGATGCTGAAGGCTTGGCAGGGCGTGCCGCCGCAGAGCATGTCCGGGGCTTCAATATCGCCGGACAGCACCTTGCGCGGGATTGCCGTCATGTCGCCCAGGTTCGGCACGTCGGGGTAATGGTGGGCGAGCACGGCAGACGGAAACGGCTCAATCTCGGCCAGCCAAGCGGCAGACCAGCCAAGCGGGCCGAACGCGACAGAAGCCGCCTCGATGCCGGAGCAAACGGAGCCGAAGCGCATCACCTCCACCCCCAGCAAGCCAGCCAGAAGCGCAGCGGCCACAGCGGATCGAACACCACGCGGACGCGCACGGCCTTGCACGGGTGCTCGGCGCGATAGACGGCCATGTCGATGATCTGGGCGGTCATCTCAGGCCGCCTCTTCCGTCTCAATGCCGTCGAAAAGACTCGGCATGCTCACTTCCCGCTCTGCCGCGCGCAGGTACTGAACGCCGTCGAAGAAGTAGCCGGTATTGAGTTCCGACGCGCGGCCCTTGCGGCCCTTCAGGATGGCCCGGTAAGGAACAGTCATGAGCCCACCGAAGGGGTCATAGACCGTTTCTCCCGGATTGCTGTAGCGCTCGATCAGGCGATCAACGATGTCGAACTGGAGCGGGCAGACGTGGTTCTGGAGGCCCTTTTGAGACTGCGAGCCATTCAGGGTCAACATGCGGTTGATGTCGTGCCAGACGGCCGGATCATGGCTGCCGGGCGCCAGGCTCATGAACGTCGAAGGCAGCGCGCCGCGGGCTTCGAGCTCTTCGCCGATACGGACGTGAAAGTCGTAGTCGTACGCGTTCGACAGGCTATAGGCCGTGAAGGCCTTCGCCAGTTTGTCCGGCCCAAGGCTGGCCAACTCTTCGGCGGTCAGTTGGCGATTCCCGGACGAGCGCCAGAATGCATGCGCATCGACCTGCCAGCGGGCCCGGGTGTAGTCGGTCTTCTGCTTCGACACCGGCATGTCGGCGTAGCCACGACTCCGGTCGGTCTGGGGCTTGCGGAACAGCAGCACATACTCCGGCGACCCTACCCCCATCTTCGTGCCATCCTTGCACTGCTCGGACCAGCCAAGACGGTACGTCTGGTTGTTCTCCCGCACCACGTCGGTGACGACCGTGATCATCCCCATGTAGTCGAAGCCGTGCTTGCGGGCGTGCATGATGGCTTCGCAGTGGAATGGGCTCACGGTCGGTGCGCCGGCGCCGGTCACATTGCCAAAGAGGATGCGATCCTTGACGTGGCAGCAGTACAGGCGACCGGGCTGAAGAATGCGCAGCAGTTCAGGGGTCAGAAAATCCATCTGCTCCCAGAAGTGATCGTTGTTCTCCGTGTGGCCAAAGTCGTTGTAGCTCGGCGTGTATTCGTAGTGATTGGCGAAGGGGATGGAAGTGACGATCAGGTCCACGCTCGACTCCGGCTGCCGGCGAGCTTCGATCACGCAGTCGTTATTCGCCACAGTGAAGCGGTCGGACGTCACCTCAAGGCGATCCACGCCAATCGTGCGAGCCAGCACCTCGGCCATTTCCGTCTCGTTCAGGCCATATTCCTTGATGATCGCGCTCATGTTCTCCACCATCTTTTCGTGTGCAACCCACTTCTCCTGCAGCGTCTTCACAATCTCCCGCTCGGCCTCCGAGTGGATGATGTGGATCTCGACCTCCCGCGTTTGCAGGAAGCGGTAGATGCGATGCACCGCCTGGATGAAGTCGTTGAAGCTGTAGTTGATGCCGAGGAACACCGCCTTGTGGCAGTGCCGCTGGAAGTTGCAGCCAGAGCCGGCGATCTCCGGCTTGGTGCTCAGGTACTTGAACTTGCCATTCGAGAAATCCACGATGGCCTGCTCGCGCTCATCAAGGTCTTGCGACCCCCACACGCTAACCGCCTCGGGAATGGCGCGCTTGATAGCATGGCGCTCATCCTCGAGGTGATGCCAGATCAGGTAGTGGCTGTCCGGGTCGTTGTCGAGGATGGTTTCCAGGCATTCGATGCGCGCCGGCAGGCTGTCGCGTTTCTCGCTGGCGGCTTCCTTCAGGCCGATTGCTGCGTCACGGAACAGCAGCCCCTGCCCGTCCTTCTCGGCGCCTGCCGTGGCGTGATCCGACACCACTTCGTGGTAATGCACAGCCATCGGCGGCAGCACATAGCCGTCATCCGAGAACCCCAAATCGGACGGCGATTGAAGAAAGATCGCCCACGAGTTCAACCACAGCCAGAACTCGCGCTCCTTGTGCGGGTACAGGGTGAGGTTGTTGGCCTTGGAACTGTCGCGCTGGAAGAAACGCGTGAGGGCCTGGCCTGTGTCCATGATCCCCAGGAAGCCTGCGTAGTGGATCAGTTCCTTGTAACGGTTCGGGCTTGGCGTTGCGGTGGCCACGAACTTGAACTTCACGCCAGAGAACAGCGGCAAAAACTCCTGATAGGTCTTCGATCCGTAGGAGCGGAGCACAGAAGCCTCGTCCAGGCTCGCAACGGCGAAGACGTTCGGGTCAAGCCGGCCGTCCCGAATGCTTTCGTAGTTGGTCAGGTGGATGCCGTCGAAGCTGGCGTCGACCTCCTCTGTGCGGCGGATGAACCGGGTCTGAACACCCAGCATCTCGCCGTCTCGCCGAAATTCCTGGCGCACGCCCAACGGGCAGACGATCAGGCCCGGCCCGGCGGCGTGCTTCATCACCAGTCGGACGATTTCCAGCTGCTGAACGCTCTTTCCGAGGCCGAAACGCTCGAACAGCGCACGATTCCCGCCGCGCACGGCCCACTTCACGCAAGCGCGCTGATGCGGCTTCAGAATGGGGTTGATCTCGTCGTCAGGGATATCGAATCCGGCGAAGCTGGCCAGCTTGATCTTGCGGCGCAGAAAGGCAAGGTAGTCGGAATGGTCGCTCACGGCACATGCCTCCACGTCCTGCGCATCCGCACATCGTCGACGCAGCACTTCGAGACGCCGAACTTCTCCTGACACTGCTTGTTCGTCAGCACGTAGCGGGTAGTTGAACCGGGTCGGTGCTGGCGAATCAGCCGCACGCCCTCTTCGTCCAGCTTCGCCGAGTGCTTCGACGCGCCGCAGACCTTGCCGGCGTCGTTGCGGCTCGCGTTGGGGTCTTTCTTGGCGCGGCCTTTCGGCTTCTTCCCGCCGATGGCCTGATAGCCGTACTCGAACACCTTGGCCTCGCGCTTCTTGAGCGTGTGGCCCTCCGGCACAGGCCCGATCAGCCGGCGGCGTTCGCTCGACATGCAGCGGCCCGTCTCCGGGTCATAGAGCCCGCCGGTGATCTTGTCGGCGATGAACAGCCGGCCGGTCTGCTGGATCTCAACGTGGATGGCCTTGATGATGGATTCCTCGCCGTCGGTTTCGACGAGCATCGGGGTGTGCTTGGCGCGCAGCAGGCTCTGCAGCGGGACGGATGCGATGAACGGGCCTTCGTCGGAGAGGCGGACGCGGAAGGGGGTCATGCGGCACCGCCTTTCGGATGTTTAATCCTCTTGCGCTCGTTGATCTGCGCGCGAACCTTTTCAAGTTGTGCTTCCGCCCACGCTTCGGCTTCTCGAAGTGCTTCGTCTGCATCTCCGAATCCGATCATGGTTTGTGTGCCATCGATTCTCAGCCAGACGGCGACCGGGCGAAGAGCCATCCCCTGTACGTACATGTCGGCCGGCTTTGTCATTGATGCATATGCCCGGGCGGCTTCATCGAAGCCGTCTGGCTCAAGCTCTTTAATGCTCATATTCAACCCCGGCTCCAGTTGTTTTCTCGACTTCCCTCTTCCATCCGCACCCCTCGTGCATGGGCTTGGGTCCACTCGGGTGGCGGCAGCGGTCGCGGGGGATTTCTCGGCCCTCGCACTTGACGGTGATGAAATCGACGTAGCGGCAACTGTGGCAAGACGGCGGGGCCGCGTTGGGGGTGGGGGTGGTCATGGCTTTTCTCCCCGGGCGCGGATTCCGCGTGCAAACATCTGGCCGGCCTCACGCTCTGCGGCGGTAGTCCATTCCGTCTCGCAGACCATCGCGCACGCCTCGCGCTCAACAGCGGCCACCAATTCGGCAAAGCGGAACATGCTCTCCGCCGTCTCAAAGCTGGCGCCCGCTTCCCGCGCCATTCGGATAATGTCGTCGCGGGTCATCACAGCCCCCTCCGATAAGCCCACTCTGGCGCATTGATGGCCGACCGCGTGACACCGAATGCAAGGCCGACAGACATGGAAACGATGGTTTTGCGCATCACACACCGCCCTTCTTCCGCCGCTCTTTGGCGGCCAGCAGCACACGCTCTGCCGGAGATGCTGTACGCCTGAATGGCCGCGGGCGCGGCGACGGACGCTGATAGCCGCTCTCAGGCCGACCCGGTGCAGTGCTCTGGCCGGCTGCGATGTTGTTATGAGCAATCGCCATGGCAAGCCCTGCCGAGATAATGGCTAGACGCCTCCTCATCACAGCCCCACCCAACGTTGAACAAAATCAACAACCCAGTGCAGCCCGACGCTCAGGCCGACCATTCCAGCCAGCACCACCACGCCCCACAGCACAACGCAGCCCAAACTGCAGGGCTCGGTATCGCGCGGAACGCGGGCTGGTTTCTTGGGGGTGGCGATGGCCGCCTCCCGGCGCAGCTTGTCGGCGCGGTAGGCCGCGCAATCCGGTTCGGTGGCTTTCACCTCTTCGAGGATGTGCCCCGGCCACAGCGGGTCGGGCAGTTCGCGGCCACGGTGGGTGGCGGCCTGAGCGGCGGCGTGAAGTTCCAGCGCAGAAGGCTTGCGCTGCATGGCGGTGGGGGGTTTGCGTTTCATGACTTCCTCCGTGTTCCCGGGTAATCCAACGTCACCCGTGGCTTTCGTTACTGCCAGTTTTGGGTTTGGCGAAGATGCCTGAAAGCACCTCGTAACCCTTACGGACCCGTTCAATGTCTTGCTCGATCAACCGCGGGATGTACTCGCTGCGCTCCATCCAGCGGTACTTCGCCACCCCATCCGCGCCCTGCATGTCGATGCGGCCTCAAAAAAAGCCCCCGGGCCGAGTGGCCTGGGGGTTAAACCCGGCAGGGCCGGGCGGGAGGGAGAAAAACAGGGTGGGCATGGTCAGGCGGCTTTCTTGCTAGAAGCGCGGCGGCGGCGACGGAGAACAGCCCAATCAACATCCGGGCGAAGCTCTTCGCAGGTCACGGCGCCGACAAGATGGCGTTCGACGACGGGGCAAAGCTCGGCCGGAAACCGGCGCTTCCCGTCGCGGTAGAAGCACACGGCCTGAACGGAGCAGTCGAGGACTTCCGCTGCCTTGGCAGGGCCGCCGAGCTTCTGAATTGCTGTTTGGATCGGGTTCATGGGCAAATTCTACAACTGTAGAAGCGAAGTTTCAACAACTGTGTTTGCCCGCATTTAAACAGTTGTTGACATGCAAAAATCTACAGATGTAGAATTCAGTCGTCGAACAACAACACGGGAGCAAGCCAGCCATGAACGAACAACTCTCCTTCGTCGCCGAGACGCTAGAAGGCGCCGAAGTCATCAACAACCTCGTCCGCACCAACCTGCGCGACGGAGGCTATCTGCTGGCCGAGTTCAAGAACTTCGGCGGCAGCGCAGGCGAACACGCCGCCGCCAAGCTGTTCGTGGCTGCGCCGAAGCTGCTGAAGTTTTTGGCGGTCATGTTTGACAGCTACGAAAACGGCGTCCCTTGCTACGAGTCTCCCGATGACGCTAGCGGGTTTGTTGGTAATGCATTTCGACTCAGCGAAAAAGATTTCCACGAGATTGGAAATCTTCTTGATGAATTTGACGCGCCGCGCACAGCCGCCACCGAGTAAGGAGCCCGCCATGAAATCCGCCGTCCTCGCCCTCTGCGTGATCGTCGCGCTGGGCGTCGCATCCACCCCCGATTACGTCGTGGCGCTGGAGCAAGAAAACGACGCGCTGCGGGCCAAGGTTGCCGCGCTCTCCGCCGAGCGCATCCGCGCCGACGCCTGCGCCGATTCCGGCCTCGTGGCCGCCCATCTGATGATTGCGAGGGGGGAGTGATGAGCACGAAACACACACCGGGGCCGTGGAATGTCAAGTATTCGAAGTTCAGCATCATTGAAACCCAAGAAGGCGCGCAAGTTGCTGAATGCAAAAACCTGACTGGGCTAGTGAATCTGCAGGCCAACGCCCGCCGCATCGTCGCCTGCGTCAATGCCTGCGAAGGGATTGAAACCTCAGAACTAGAGGAGATCGCTGTCTCCGGCGGGATGCTTGGGCTGCGTGAGGACGTTGCACGCGCTGCCAAGCAGCGCGACGCACTGCTGGAGGCGCTGGAAGAGTTGGTTTCCGAGTTTGGAGTTTGCGGCCTCACTGAAAAAGCCCGCGCAGCTATCGCCAAAGCCACCGGAGAGCCGCAATGAACGAAATGAGCTTGAGAGACCGTATCGCAGCAACTATCAGCACCGAATTCATCGATCAGATGGAAATCGGGCCAGATATTGGCAGCCGGATCGTTGGCAGGGATTTCCCTGGGTGGAACAACCCTAAGGAAGCGCTTTCGTGGCTTGCTGACCTTCGAGCGAAACTCCGTTATATGGAAGCTGACGCCATGCTCAAGGCCCGCGAGGTGTCGCAATGAACTCCCGCGACCTCCCCGGCCCCGGCGACGCTGCCACCTGGGGCCATCACGCCAAGGCCCCCGGCAGCCCGGACTACGACGAGCGTTGGCAGGACGAATCGACCATCGACGCCGACATGGAAGAACTGTCCGAGTGGATTGACACATTCGAGTGCGCCGTCAGGGCGCGCGATTTCCATCGCATGCAGACGGCAATGTGGATGGCCGAGTCGAAGATGGAAGCGTTAATCGAGGAGTGGAAGCCGTGAATAACAAAGAAATATCGGAGCGACTCCGAAAAATAGAATGGATGGAAAACGCAATGGAAGACGCAAGGCGAACGCTAACGCTTGCCGAAGTTGATTTGGCGTTCGCTCGGTTAGGCCACACCGAGAGCATTGATGGAGCAAAAATCAAGATGCGCGAAGCGGCAAAGATTCTCAACGAGCGGAGCGAGAAATGAACGCCCCCGACCACATTCCGCTGTCCGGCGTGATCGAAGGAATGCGCGCCGAGGATTACCACGCGGCGCCGGGGCTGTCGAATAGCGGCCTTTCTGTGCTTTCCCGCTCGCCGTTCCTCTACTACTCGCGGATGCTTGACCCGGCCCGCCCGCCCGAGCCGGAACGCGGTGGCCAGCTTGAAGGCACGCTGGCGCACTGCGCGATTCTGGAGCCGGGCGAGTTTGACACCCGTTACCGCGTCGGCCCCCAGGTGAGCCGTGCGACGAAGGCATGGAAGGAGGCCGAGGAACTGGCCTGCGCCGACGGCGTGCAACTCATCAAGCCGGATCAGTACGAAGCATCCATGCACCAGGGCGCCGCCGTTCGGATTCTTCCCCAAGTCCGCGAACTGCTCGAAATCGGCCGTCCAGAGCTCTCTGCCTTCGCCAACGATCCGCGCACCGGTGTGCTGAAAAAGTGCCGCCCGGACTGGACGCACTACTGCGGTGACGGCGACGTGATCCTGATGGACGTGAAGACCTACAGCGACGCCAGCCCGGCCGAGTTTGCCCGTCAGATCGCCCGCAAGGGCTATTACCGGCAGGCCGCGCACTACTGGGACACCTACCAGCGAGCAGCGAAGGTCAATGTGCTGGCCTTCGTTTTCGTGGCCGTCGAAACCGAATGGCCGTACCAAGCCAGCGCCGTGATGCTCGACGACGCCGCGCTGGAGTTTGGCCGGCGCGAGAACGAGCGCCTGACCGAGCTCTACGCCCAATGCCTTGAGCGCAACAAGTGGCCCGGCTACGGCGACCAGATCGCGCTCGTCTCTCTGCCCCGCTACATCACCAACCCGTACAACCCGGAAGAGGAATGACCACCATGACCAGAACCACCACCGTGGCCGCCATCAAGACCGCCGCCATGACCCCGCAGGAGATGGCCAGCGCGGCCCGAACGACCGCAAAGGAGGCCGGCGCCGGCACCGTGAAGCGGTTCTTTGAATCGAACCGCGAAAGCCTGATGGCCGTCCTGCCGAAGCACTTCGACACCGACCGGATGCTGAAACTGGCCCTTGGCGCCCTGCGCACCACGCCGAAGCTCGCAGAAGCCTCAAACGCCTCCCTGCTTGGCGCCGTCGTCACCTGCGCCCAACTGGGCCTTGAGCCGAACACTCCGCTTGGCCACGCCTACCTGCTTCCCTTCGACAAGCGCGAAAAGCAGAACGGCCAGTGGGTGACGACCGAAACCCAGGTGCAGGTCATCATCGGATACAAGGGCATGCTCGATCTGGCCCGCCGCTCCGGCCAGATCGTCAGCATCGCCGCCCACGAGGTGTGCGAGGGCGACACCTTCAGCTTTGCCTACGGCCTCGACGAGGAACTGATTCACCGCCCGGCGATGGGCGACCGCGGCCCGGTGATCGCCTTCTACGCGGTTGCCAAGCTGGTCGGCGGCGGCCACTGCTTCGAGGTGATGAGCATTGACGAGGTGAATCACATCCGCGACAAGGCCGCCGAGAAAAACCGCGCCAAGAAGGACGCAAGCGGCCGCCCGATCATCACCGGGCCGTGGGCCGACAACTACGTCGAGATGGGCCGAAAGACCGTCCTGCGCCGACTGTTCAAGTACCTGCCGATCAGCATCGAAAACCTGGCCTTTGCTAGCGCCATTGACGGAAAAACCATCGACGCGCCGACGACCCTTGAGGATGCGGCCTACAGCGATTTTGGCGGCCACGACGACGATACGCAAGAGCCGGCCCTGATCGCCCACCAGCCCGACCCAGAGCGCGCTCCCGATCCGGCCGTCACCGCCGACGGCGAATGGACTCCCACTGCGGCAGAACTGGCCAAGATCGCCGCGCGCGAACTGGCCGAGGCGCAGCCTGGCCTTGATGGCATGAACTGACCATGCGCCGCGTCCTCGTCCGCCGCCACACGCGCCGGCATCACGGCCGCACGCTGGAAGTGCCGGCCCACTGGCGGCGCATCGGCGACGCGGAGCCGGAGGTGGCGCCCGTCGAGCGCGACGACCGGACGGGCGAGCTGTTCGGCGATGTTGAAACGATCTGCGCGCTGGGCTCAATGCCAGACGGCGCGGTGATTACTGGCGCGCTGCCCAGAGCGGCGCGGGAAGAGTGGAGGAAGTGATGGGAAAGGTTGATCCGAACGAGGCGCCGCCGGGGTGCGTGGCCGTTGAAGATGGAGACGATTTTTATCCGTGCGAACCGTGCTGTATGCGCGACAAGGAATCAGGCGTTTGCTGGTCGATTGGAAGCCCGTTTTCATGTGGCGCAGCATTTCGCAAGGATGGTTGCAACTGTCATTTCATATCCAATAACGGCAGAGCAACGGCAAGTTTCCCATACGACGACATGGGCACGCCGGTGGAGGTGGTGTCATGAGCAACTCGACTTGGAAAAAAGAGCCTGCCATTGAAGGCAAACATGGAGGCTGCTTGAACTGCGGGGTGCGCCCGAGTTTTTTCCCGGCTGATGGCGTTATCTCTGTCGGTTTTGGGTATGCAGCGCTGGAGAAAAACGGCGAGCCGGTCTATTTTGAGGCGGACGATTCTGAGGACATGATGACCGGATCTCAGGCGGAAGAAATTGCCGCGCAAGACCCGGACAACGATTGGCGGATCGTTCTTCACGCGCCTTTGTCCTCTCGCACGTACCAGCGTCACGGTCCGAATGAATGGGCGCTGATTGAACAAGGGATGGGGTTTGCATGATGAACCTCCGCACCCACACCCCACCGCGCCGCCTGCGTGACATCCGGCCCGGCCAGTGGATCAGCACCCCGCGCATCAACAAGGGCTTCCCCGTCTATTTCGGCGCCGTGGCCGGTGGATACGGCCTGATTTGGGCCGGCAACGACGACCAAGCTGCCGGACTGCCGTGGTCGGACATGCTGTGCCTCGGCGCGGAAGCGAAGGAGGTCAACCATGCGTAAGCGCGGCGCCAAGATCCGCCACCGCAACGCGATGATCCCGGGCCTCGTCGCCCAGGCCGCGTGCCCAGAGTACGAAACCCGCCTGCGCCTCGCCGTTGATGCGCTCCGCGACGGCTGGATGGGCGTCAGCCAGTTTGACGACCTCGCCGACACCATCGACATGCTGCGGATCGGGCTGGCCAGCTACAGCAAGCAGAAGCCAGACCCGAGCACGGAAGCGGCGGTAGAGGCCGGATGGATAGCCCTCATGAACGTCCGGCAGCGGTACATGGAGCGCGGAAAGTTCGGCGCCACTGGCGAGGAACTGGCGGCGATCAAGCTGCTGGCCGAAGTGAGCCTCGATTACTGGAACAGGCGCAGCGGCGCGCTTTTCGCCTTTGCGTGCCAGCAGCTGCGCGAACTCCGCGCCGAGCAGAACGCCAAGGCCAAGGCCGAACGAGAACAGCAGGAAGAACAGGAAAGGAAAGCAGCATGAACCAATACGAAACCCTCGACGAACTGATCGTCGAGTCGATCCGCAACAACGAACAAGGCGGACCCTGCCATGGGAAAGGCGTTTTGAACGAAGCGGCCCGGCTTGAAAGCGCTACGGGCCGTGAAGGGTTCAGGATCGTCGACAAGCGGATTCAGGCCCTGCGCAAGGCCGGGAAAATCTGCTTTGCAACGAAAGGAAAGGCAGCCCGCTCCGGCGGGATGCTGAAACCGGGGTGGAACGTGACCGGAGAAAAAGCATGAACGCCCCCATCAAGCCGA